AGTCGGCGGTTGCGTCTATTTTACACTCTTTGGGTGCAATCTTTTTGATTTCCCAAATCAATTCATTGCGAATTTGTGGAGGTAAATTTACCTCCATTACTCTTCCAATAACCAATTGTGCCTGAAGGCAGTTAAGTAAGAGTGTTTCCATAGATGAACGATCCGTTCCTCGTCGGCTTACTTCCGTCCCGTATGGGATGAACGTAGAGGTATTATAACCTCATCTCGGATATTTAGTCAACTACTTTTGTATAATAGACTACCGTTCTATGTAACTTAACGTGTGATTTGTTGCAAAAAGTTGCTCAATGATTATATCACAACCAATCTTGGGATTGCAATCTCCGCAGGTATAAACATCTACTGCTGCCCTACCTTCCTCAGGCCAAGTATGAATTGAAATGTGACTTTCAGAAAGCAAACAAATAACAGTAACTCCCTGTGGTTCAAACTTCTTAGAGATAGTCTGAATGACAGTAGCACCGCTTGCAATTGCTGCGTTTTCCAGTAGGTCTATAAGACAACGTTCTTCATCCAAAAGGACAAACGAACATCCATACAAGTTAAGTAAATAGTGCTTTCCCATTAGTCTATAGGATACTCCTCTGCTTCTTTAAGTAGTGAACTCACCAGTTCTTCTGTACCGTCAATTGTTTTGACAGCAAAAAGAGGAGACTTCATGTATTTTTTAATCTTCTTATATTTCTTTAATAACTTTTTAACTTCGTCTTTTTTTACAGGCAAATCAAATTCTACCTTATCAAATCCTTCACTCATTTTCTTTTTTTTGCCTCCTTAGGTTTGTACCCCCAAACTCTAGGGTTTGTTCTTCCATAACCAAAATCAATTTTCTTGACTGCACCTACACCATATTTGTCATAGTACATATCAAAAATCTTTACGTTTCTACCACGACAAAGATCCATATGAGTTTCTCCATTAACTTCATACCAAATTAATTTGGCATCACTTGGAAATGCAGGATCTTTGACTTTTTGCAGAGTAGTTTTTTCTAAAAGAATTTCGCAACCATATAAGACAGGATCTGTAGTATTTTGTTCTGTTTTTTTCTCCGCCATTTTTTTCTCCGCTACTACGCTCACGAACGGCCGCCCCATTGAATTTCTGGGTAAGCCTGCCTAACAATGTCAAAATTAATTTTATATTTAGAAGCTAATTTCTTATCTTTTGTAAGACAAATAATTTCTGCTTCACGAGGATGAAGTCCTTCAAGCATTTGAATGAACATTGATTCCCTACGAAGAGAGGTAAGAGTATCATTACCACCTTTTACGAAATGATAAAGTTGTTGATACTCTCTACGGAGTGAGGTATGATCAGTTCCCACAGGGACTTCATTTTGTTTGTAAGGAACATCACCTTCTGGTAACATTGAAACAACACTCTCGTCAAAGTTCCAAATAAGAATTGCTTTTAAAGAATCAGTCTCGTATTCTTTTAGAATAGCAACTTTCTTTTCTTTGGTTCTTTGTTCTGCAACAAGATCCAAAATTTCAAAAATAAATGGATTAGGAGGAAGTTTAACTGCTTGCACAGCAGGTTTCCTAGTCGTCGTCTTCTTCACTGTCGTCGTCATAATCGTTCTCAAACCTCACGGCTAAAATTTCATCTGGAATTACATTTCCATTTTCATCAAACATCTCAGGATGCATATTAATTGAAGAAAAATAATTCCTTTCAACTACATACTGTTTGAGCATCCATCCTAGCACACCTCCTATAAAAAAGAACATCACTGAAATTAATGTTCCTAAGGTGAGAGTTACTGCTAACATTGTTATTCTCCAGAGAGTTATTTTTTTCTAATATCAAAGTGAAATTCCATAAAGAAATGAAACTCTCTCTGGAGGAGAGAAATCATTTTACCAAACTTCACTTGAAAAGTCTTTGGCTTTGATGATTTTCCCCTCCGATTTCTAAGTAATAACTCAACCCCCCGATTGATTTCGGGTTCTGAGTTATTTAGTTTCTTTTTTGCGTCTTCCTGGTCGTCTATCATGATTGTATCTCCAGGCATCCTCAAGAATACCATAAAGGTAATTTCTTATTTTTCTTGCTTGTGGTTTTGGAATGTGTCCATATCCTTCACGAAGTTGTTTATGAACCTCATCGGCACCGCCTTCAAGATATTCATCCAAGTCCATAACCAAATTGCTGATTTCATTGGCAGTAGAGCTTTCAATAAACTCCTCTACTTCTGCTTTTCGCACCCCCTTCACTTTTAGATATTCATAAAAATTTAAAACAAACTTTCCCTCAAAGGCAAAGTCAATTGCTTTCTTAACATCAAAGTAGACTTCGTGAAAAGTGCTTTCCATTAAACTAATTTATTCTCCTGAAGATACTGAACAGTGTCTGAACAACCACCAAGATGTTCTTGGTCGTTCAAAACAATCTGGGGGAATGTAGAACCTTGTCCGAACTGAGCATAAAACCCATCACGTTCAAAGTGTTCGCCAAGATTGTAGACAACGTGTTCAAGGTTTGCTAATTGTAGCACTTGTTTGATTTTGCTGCAATAGGGGCAACCATCTTTTGAGTAAACTGTAAATTTCATAATACTAACTTGCGTTGTTTCTTCTTGGTCGATAAATGTAAAGGTTTTGTGGTTTTTCAGGTTTCATCCACTCATATAATTTATAAAGTTTTTCTTCTGCAAAGAATTCTTGAAAACAAAACCAATCTTCCCATTGAGTATGTCCCTTGGATTGGTTACAAGAATGGCAACATGCCACTACATTTGTTTTAATATCAAGTCCACCTTTGCATTGTGGAATGACATGATCCAGTGTTATGTTTTCTTCTGAGTCACAATAGGCACATTTATGTTCCCATTGTTCTTTTATACTTTGCCTCCACATTCGTTTTGCTTCTGCTTTACTAGTCGTTTCAAGATTAAACAGATAGTCCTTAAACGAATGTAGAGGAACCATAAGTAGTTGCAACTATGATTATATATTTAAATTAAAAAAGGGAGGATGTAACTCCTCCCAGTATATCAGATTGTAAGTTGAATATCAACCTTCGGTAGTTGTCTCTTCGGTAGCAACAGGTGCCTCTTCGACAACAGCAGCAACTTCTTCGGTAGCAACAGGTGCAGGAACAGTAGCAGGTGCCTCTAATGAACCCAGGAGTGCCTCTAGAGCAGCATCTTCGGTAGCATCAGCGTCTACAATACCTTGTAGGCGGGCAGTTTCAGCAACAGCAGCATCTGCAGTAGCACGGGCAACTTCAGCAGCAGCCTGAGCATCGGCAGCAGCCTGAGCATCAGCAACATCATTGGCGAGAGCAGCAGCAAGTTGCTCTTTGAGTGATGCATTCTCAGTTAAGAGTGCATCCTTATCTCCCTTAAGTGCGGAGAGTACGTTTTGAACACGGGTAGCGAAATTCATTGTCTTAAAAAGCGATGGTAGAAATGGGAACATAATGTGTTTATAAGTCAAACCTCTTTATTTAGATTTGAATCCCTCTTTTTATTATACTCCTTTTTCATCGGTCTGTAAAGTTGAGGCCAAGTATCGTGAATGATTTCTGCAAGTTTGTATGGAGTGTGTGAGGATATCATAGTAGGGACATTAGAAAGAGGAACACTCCGAATAACTGGAAGAGCAGGAGGATGAGGAGCATAAAAAAAGGAGTTCTTGTGGAACTCCTCTATTTATTTTTTAGGTTTTATATCAACCGATAGAAGGTGCAGTCAAAGCAACTTGAGTTGTTTCAGCAGCAGCAAGATCCAATGGGAAGTTGTGTGCGTTCCTTTCGTGCATTACCTCAAACCCAAGTCCAGCACGGTTCAGAATGTCTGCCCAGGTAGGGATGACATTGTTCTGACTATCAAGCAGGGATTGGTTGAAATTAAATCCGTTGAGGTTGAATGCCATAGTGCTCACACCGAGAGCAGCAAACCAGATGCCTACAACAGGCCAGGCAGCAAGGAAGAAGTGCAACGAACGGGAGTTATTAAAGGACGCATATTGGAAGATAAGACGACCAAAATATCCATGAGCAGCAACGATGTTGTATGTCTCTTCTTCTTGTCCGAACTTATAACCATAGTTCTGACTTTCGGTTTCAGTAGTTTCACGAACCAGTGATGAGGTTACAAGAGAACCATGCATCGCAGAGAACAGTGAACCACCGAAGACACCAGCAACTCCAAGCATATGGAAGGGGTGCATCAGAATGTTATGTTCTGCTTGGAAGACAAGCATATAGTTAAAAGTACCAGAAATGCCCAAAGGCATAGCATCAGAGAAAGAACCTTGACCGAAAGGATACACAAGGAATACAGCAGATGCAGCAGCAACAGGTGCTGAGTAAGCAACCATAATCCAAGGACGCATACCTAAACGGTAAGAAAGTTCCCATTCACGACCCATATAGCAATAGATGCCAATGAGGAAGTGAAATACAACAAGTTGAAAAGGTCCACCATTGTATAACCATTCATCTAAGGAAGCAGCTTCCCAGATAGGATAGAAGTGAAGACCAATAGCATTAGAAGAAGGAACAACAGCACCAGAGATGATGTTGTTACCGTACATTAATGAACCAGCAACTGGTTCACGAATGCCGTCAATGTCCACAGGAGGAGCACCGACGAATGCGATGATGAAACAAATCGTTGCGGCAAGCAACGTCGGCACCATCAATACACCAAACCACCCCACATAGAGACGGTTATTGGTTGAAGTAATCCAGGAACAGAAATCGTTCCAGAGGTTAGTAGATTGTCTTTGAGCAATTGTAGCAGTCATTTGTAAAAGGGTAAGTATGAGTTCGGGGGAACGAACCGTTAGGAATTATTCCCACAACACCCTCCATTGTGGGTATGAGAGATGCTTTACTTCTGATGATCTCGGTTGCAGAAGGTCAAGAAATGTGTTGGTTTCTTAACATCTATTTATCATAGCACTGAATGCTGATAGTGTCAAGAGATTTTTATGATGCAGTTAATGCAGTTACTAATCCAATATATCCAGCACCAATTGCAGTGCTATACTTTGCATTTTTTCCAGGAGCAATTACCGTATTCGAATGATAAACAGCAACCCCAGCAACACCAGCAATAGCTCTGTTACTAGCAGGAGATGTAAGTATATCAAAGTAATTGTTTATTGATATTAGAACTGTTCCAGCAGCAGTCATTGATACTCCATGTCCTACAGTGTTTAGAAAGGATGTACTAGAAACTATAGCAGTTCCACCATCAACTTTTACACATGCTTCTCCAGCACTTTCAATCTTACTATACTGGATTTGTAGAGTTCCTGTTCCACTTACATTAAATGTAGCAGTTGAACCACCAGTTGAGCAGTTATTAAAAAATGCATACCCTTTACTGACTTTTACAACATAATCAGTTCCTGCTGTACCTGCTCTGGATAATTGTTGAACTTCTGCATATAATTGAGTTCCAGTTCCACTATTATCCATAAAAATTGCCTGATTTCCTGTAGAACCT